TTGATCCAGGATTAGCTGCTCTATAAGATGCAACGCCTTTACGGTTCAGGCCACCGGACTCGGACTTACCTTCTTTTCTTTGCCATGCTGGCGATTTACTTCCTGATGCAAATTGTCTTCTAAACATATGTTTTAACGTTAGTTGGTTTCGGTCCCTTGTTTCCTGCTTGTCTTTTTCGTCTGACAGCACTCGCCTTTTGCCCTTTTGTCATCCGTGTGGCTTTTGCAAGTGGGACGCATTTTGGATATTTCCTCTTGGAGCCTTTGCTTCTCCCGCAAGGTTGATACTTCCCGTTCTTCTTCGGTGCTCCAATGTCTACCCATTTCTCCGATACCCATTTTCTTAATCCACCTTCTGAATAATAACTACGCACACGCTGCTCTTTTTCTTCTTGCTAAACCAGCAACCATGTGACCACCACCTGCAGCTTTTTTTCTACCGCCTGGTTTTATTTTACCAGAGCAAACTCCAGAAGCGTACATGTTAGCATATGCAGAAGGATACACTTTAAATTTTCTTTTAGCTGCAGCTTTTCCTTTTGCACAAAGTTTAGCCATTATTTTTTATCCTTCATTGCCATCATCATCATAGATGGTTTTTTCTTTTTCTTATCTTTTTTCTTGCCTCTTAACATAGCAAAATCTTTTCCAGTGATTTTACCATCACCATCTTTATCTAGTTTTGCTTGTCCGCCTGATAAAAAGTTTTTTCTAGTTTGTGTGTTGTATCTTCTATTACTCATTTTATTTCCTCTTAATTAAGTCAGTTGCTTTTAATCCGTAAACCGAAGCAATGACACCTACAAAAATTGTTTGGTACCAAAATGGAAGTTGTGAAAAATATTCGAAGAACAATTTCATTTTTTCCATTGCACTTGGGTCATCCGAAAATACTGCCCACGATAATAATGCAATTGGAGCCGAAAGTAAAATCAAAATGAATTCGTCCTTCCAGTCCGATTGTCTAGCTTCTAATAATTTTCCTTGGTACTCTGCTTGTCCGTTCGCCATCTTTTCAGCATGACGCATTTGTGCATCCGCCATCAACATTTTAGTTTTCTGACGGTTTTTAAAAATATGAGAGCCAGCTTGAACGGCTAATTTAATAGCACTGAACCACATATTAATACGCTTTTGATTTTCTTTTCTTCTCTGCTAGTACTGCACCTTGACCTTGAACTTCTTCTTCAGGTCCACCAGTACCAATTAAGTTGAATGCTTTGTCAGCAGTTGTTTTTGATCTAGGATCAATCTCAGTTTGCTGTTCACCAACTTTTACATCAGTTATTTTATCTAGTTTTTCCATTTTATCTCCTTGGTTTAGATTTTCCAGCCTCTGATAAAGCAATTGCAATCGCTTGTTTACGATTTTTTACTTTTTTCTTCGACTTACCTATAGGTAATTCACCTTTTTTGAATTCCCTCATGACCTTTTTAACCTTTTTTTCAGATTTTGTCATTTTTTTTCTCATTTATTCGTCTCCACTTCTCATAATAGAAACTTTTGGCATCATACTACCTTGATTTTTCATCATTGAGTCTGTGCTTGGTAAAGTTTTTGATAAAATTGTCTTTTCAATTGATGTATCAGCTCTTAATTTTGCTAATTCTTCGTTTTGTTCTAGTTTTTCATCTTGATTTGCTTGATTCATCATTGTTTTCATTTTGTCTAAGTTAATTTTTTCATCAGACTCTTGTTTTTTACGTTCATTTTCCATTGCTCTAAGGTCTAATTCTCTTGATCTTAGTTTAGCAATAGGATCATTGTCGAATTGTGAAGTAATTTCTTTTTCTTCCTTCATAAATTCTTCCATCATCTCAGCAATCAACACTGCTTTTCTAGATTCTATTTTTTCTTGCATCATTTTAGCCTGCATTTGCATCTGTTGAGCCATTTGTGGATTCTGTTGCATAGCTTGTTGCATTTGTTGTAGTTGTAATAACTCATTTCTAAATTCTATTTCAACTTGTTCTTGAGCCATTAGACTAATATGTTCAAAAATATTTTTCTCTAAACTTGCCATAACCATTGGATTATTTCTTGCAATGTTAGTAGCCATAAAATTTAAGTGAGAAGTAATATGTGCTCTATGGTCTTGACCAGGGAACGCTTGAAACTGTCTTCCACCCAATGCATCAATATGTTCTAATGCAGGATCTTTTGGCATTGGTTGCATTGGTTTAATTAACACTTGGTCAATATTTTTTACACCTAATGCTTCATACATATTTCTATATGCTTGATACATGTTGTGCATTTGTGGATTAGAAGTTGCCAGTTGGAGTTCTGTTTGCGCAAGTGAAATACGCTGTGTTTGTGAGAAAATGTTAGGGTCAGCAACTGGCAATATATCTACTCGATCATCAAAGTCTGTTTGTTTAATCATTCTTTGACCCCCAACTACATCATACGGATATTCCGGCGGTAGATATAACTTGAATACTCTAGCTAAAATTTTAAATTCATTTTTTAAAGCCGAGTAAATTCTTTTATGAATAGCTGACATAGTTCTGCTGCCTCTTTCAAGAAGAGCAACAGTTGTTCCAACTGCAGCTTGTTGATTACCATCACCAACTTGTAAGTCAGCAATCGATGCAAATCTTTGACCTGCTTGAACCACGATACCCATCAAACTTAATAATGTTTGAGAAGGTTCTTTAAACGGAAGCATCATAAATGAATCTCTTAAATTTCCACCCGGTGCATCTACATCTCTAAATTCACCTGGTTGAATTGATTGTGCATCGTCTCTAATTCTAATACCACGCATTTTAAATCCTGCTGGTAAATTAGATAAAGTTCCTGCATCTAGTAATTGTCTTAATGCAGTTGTTGCAGTTCTTGATAATCCACCAATCATATGAATTAAACCAAAACCATAAAAACCTAAACCTGGTAAAAATTTGAAATGTACAAAGTATTGAACTTTATTTTTATTCGGATCCCCTATTTCATAGTTTCTTCTAATAGATAATATTTCTCTTGATCCTTCTTCTAAAGTTACAATGTATGGAATTTTAATTCCTGACGGCTCACCATTTTGATCTGTATGTTCAAAACCTTCTATATCTAAATCTACGTGACACTCTAATAAAGTATAAACATCTTCTTCTTTTGTTTTAGTTACTCCTTCAAGTTCTCTTTCTTTTTTCTCAACATCAGTTTCTTTATCTTGAGGTTTTCCTAAATCTACATCTCTATAGAAACCACCAACTTGTTGTTTTCTTAAATCGTTTTCAGAAATTTTTACACGATGAATAATTGCTTCCGCATCATCTAATGAGGTAGCTGTGTACGGAACAATTAAATCATCTGCAGGTACAAATTTTGAAACAGCCCTTTGTTCCATTTCATCATAGTATACCTTTTTAAAAGCAGAACCCGCTAAAGGTAGATTGAACAACATTTGATCAAACTCCGGTTCATACTCTTTCATTTTTTCCATGATTTCGTAGTTCATGAAATCTTTAACTCTTTGTGCTTGGTCAGTTTTTTCTGGAGTAGGTACTCCTAAAATTTGAGTTCTTACAGGACCATCTGCAGGAAGTAATTCTTTATAAGCAAGTGCTTGAAACTGTGTAACTGCTTCTGCTAATACTGGATGCGTTGCACCACTTGCACCTGCAAATGGTTCAGTTCGATTATCATATTTGAAACCTAATAAATCTAAACCTGTTGTATAAGTTTTTTCCCAATCTTTTCTAGACATAGAATAATCCATGTATTTAGAATTAAGATCAGAAGCGAGTCTTCCTAAAACATCATCAGGTAAAAATTCTGCAAGGTTTGCATAATGCTCATCACCACCTTCAGGAGATGCTGCAGCAGGATCTAAATTAATATCAACAGAACCATCTTCGTTCTCTTGTATCTCTACGTCATCAGGTGATTCTTGTTCTCTTGTAACTTCTTCAACTAAAGTTTCTTGAAGCTCTTCTTCACCTGGTACGTTAAATTCTTTTCTTGGTTCGTTTGGTAGAACCTTGTCTATATTGTCTTCTGCCATTTATTTTCTCCGTATGTTCGACAGTTTTAACAGTATTATAGGAAATATTCAAGCCCTGACTCTGGGGCCCTGATGCCGGAGGCACAGTTGTCGTTAGCCTTCTAACCATTTTCTAATTGTTTTACTGCTTCTTTTACTGCTTCTCCAAATTCGTATCCATCATCCATGAGCTCTTCTACCTTTTTTCTAAGAGCCATTGTATCCGGGTCCATGCCATCTTGGAAACCTATTCTACCACCTTGTGCCATTTTTGGAAAATACTTTTCTGCAAATGAATCTATGTCCATACCAGTGCCTTCTTTACCACCTGCTTCTGCATACATTTTAAACACCATTGCATTATATTTAGTGTCACCACCTTTTAGAAAACCAATTCGTCCACCACCTGCTTTTAATTCAGGTAAAGCTTTAGGTGGGTTTTGATTTTCTTTTATAAATTCTTTTAAATAATATGCTCTTTCTTTTATAAAATCTTTTGCTTCATCACTACTCATAACACCTTCACCTTCTATCTTTAATATTTTTTCTTTTAGAAGTTTATTCATTTCATCTTTTGGAAATCCACCAAGAAAACCTTTTATATAAAGGTCAGCATCCTTCTTAAACATATCTTCGGTGTAAGGTTTTGGTTTTGGAATGTTTGGCATTACAGTACTCCTGCAATACCGCCTTTAGCTTTTCTCTCTTTTTCTTTTTTTGCTTTATCAAGCATTCTTTTAATTTCTTCGTCTTGTGCTTTTAATTTTTTATAATAAGATTTGTAATCTGCAACGTCTTCTATACCAGGATTCATAATCATAAATTCTCTCATTTCTTGACCAGTCATTTTTGGTCCAACAACTGCAGGATTACCCATTGCATCTGGTTTTTTACCATCTGCATATTGCATTCGACCACCATACATAGCCATTTGTCTATTCTTATCTTGCATCATCATCTTTTTTCTAGATAGATAATCGTTAATATACTGATCAATAGTTACACTTGGATCTAATTCACCATTTTGCATCTTGTCATTAAATTCTCTAATGACAGACATTAATTCTAATTCAAACTCATCTTCTGGCTCTGAAGCCATTTTAATTGATGGTGCACCTCTATCTAAAGATTTAATACCGCCCATATCATCGTATTCTTCTGGATCAGGTAAGTCCTCTGGGATATCACCAGTTTCGATGTTTCTTAATAAATCTTTTAATCGTTGTTCGTCTTCTTTAGCCATAATGTCTAATAATACACTTTTGGCTTCCGTTGTAAAGGCTCATCTTCATAATCTTCAGGATGGTGAATTAGACCACCTTGTCTGAATCTCATTACTGCCTGAGTCATAGAATCGACTAAATCATCATGATCTCCAAATGGAAATGCGGCGCATTCTTCAATAACTTCTTGTGCAAATTCCAAGTCTGTGGGTGCATATATTTTACCTGATTCAAATAATGGAGATACAGAATTAACTCTTGTATGCTTATCATTACCACGTGACGGAGTAAAATTAATTACCGGGATCCCTGCTTTTCTAAGTTCATATGTAAGTGGAAGCCCTGATGCTTTTGATTCTACAATCACTGTTTCCGGATTCCAGTAGCCGTATTGGTCGAGTGCGATACGTCTTAGCTCAGGAAACTCATATCTTCCTTTTACAGCATCCACTAATATTAAACATGGACCACTATCTTCTGTTGGATGAAATACACCCCAGGTAGTAATAGCAGAAAAGTCAGCGGTTTCTTTTTTCATGAATGCTGTATCGTAAGATTGAATAACATGTTCTAATGGTGGAATATCACCATCCCAAGGTTGCCACCATTCTCTTTTGATTAATGCACCTTCTTCTCCTGTAGGATTTTGCATGTATTGCGCATTCCATTTTGATAATGGAATAGAAGCTCTAACTCCTTCTAAATCTTTAATGTTCCAGTATTCCGGCCACAGGGGTTTACCAGATGGTAGGATTGCAGGAAATTCTATAACTTCCCATTGATCTGCTTTTGCTTCTTTTTGAGCTTTAATTAATCTTCCAGCTAAATCTTTTTCATTCCATCTTGTCATTACAATAATAATTGTTCCACCAGGTTGAAGACGTTGTCTAGGTCCTGATGTATACCATTCATAAGTTCGATCTAAAGCTTGTGCATTTAATGCATCTTGTTCAGTATGTGGGTCATCAATAATTAATAGGTCAGCACCCCGTCCAGTAATTGCTGATCCA